ACCAGTCCGTTTGCGACGGTCGTCGCCGTGATGATCGCCCCGGTCCCGGTCGGGTCACTGATGACCACAGTCGGTGCCGTCTGATAGCCTTGGCCGCCCTGCGGATTCAGCAGGCTCGTAATCACCCCAGTCGTCAGGACCGGCGTCCCAGGCGAAGCCCCATAGCTGGGAACAGCATACGGGAAATCCCTGGCGAATTGCGCCTTGAAGTCGTCGACGACTGGAATGGTGAAGGCCACACGATTAAGCGAGTGATTTTCCCTTGCCGCTGATCTTGGCGCGGAGCTCTTCGATTTCGTCAGATAGCGCCTGCTTTTCGGCCTCGAGCTGCTTGCGCTTGTCTTCGGATTCGATGAGCGCCTGTTGCGCGCCGTTGACCGCCTGCATTGCGACGTCACCCGAATCAAAGTCATTCGAGTAGCCTTCCAGCCAGAGCTTGGCCAGCCAGCGCGGGACGGTAAGGAAAGCATGAGGCGGTGACAGGTAGTCACCATGCCGATATTGCTTCGTGCTCTTGTTGTAGATGCGGATCAGATCGTCCGGCGATTGGGCCGGCTTCGGAGCGGCAGTTGCCGCGGGTTCATTCAATGTTGCTTTGGCCATGGGTGGGGGTGGTTGACCGACTTGAAATTGTGCCGGCTACTAGGCCGCCGGCGGGCGCTATGGCGATAAGATCAATACTGGAACAGCAGCGTCTCCAGCGGCTTGAAGAACTGCAGGCCGGTCAACTGCGCATAGCCAGTGTCCTGGAAGTGGAAGTTGTCGTAGGTCCCGGGCTGCGTGACGGTGAAGTCGACCGGGATATCCATCCGGAAGGCTTCGGCGTCGTACCGGTACAGGGCGTACACGTTCTTGTTCAGGCTGCGCAGCGTGTTGTTGTTGGCCGCATCGCAGTAGGCATTTCCGCTGATCTGGAAGTCTGGGCCGCAGAGCTTCTTGAAGGCCATCTCCAAGTAGTCGATCATCGGGACCGGGAACGTGCCGGCAGAGCCGGGGACCAGCGTCGTCAGGCCGAGCCAATCGGACATCGGGATCACGAAGCGGTTCGGCAGCTTGGTGCTGTTCGAACTGACAAAGTAATCGTTGATGAGGTTGGCGACGAAGGTCAGGAAGTTCGCGGCCAACAGACCGTTGATCGGCGCAGTGATCCGGCTGGTGTTGACCGGGCTGGCGGTGTTGATGAGCAAGCCTTCCATATTCTTCGACTTGGTGCCGAGGAAGGTGATGGCCTGGATGCCCAGCTGGAACATCTTCATCCGGCTGCGGTGTTTGGCAGCAACCGCGTCCCATTGGGAATCGCGCATCGCCTGTTCGATTTCCATGAGGGAGTAGTTGACGCTATTCTCCCAGAGGAAGGTCGGATAGTTGACCGAATCCATCGAAGCCTTGGCCGAGGCCGCGCGGGTGTTGTCAGCGCCCTGCTGGACAAGGCCGGATTCGAAGTCGCCGGCGTTCGAATAGGTCCGGCGGGTCAGGATCGACTGAGCCCAGGCGCCTTCACCGACCACGATTGGCACGAAGTCGCGCGGGGTCTTCCCGAGCAGCTCATAATAGCTCTGCTGGGATTCCTGCTGCTTGATGTACGTCATCGTGTCGATGGCGATCTGGTAGCCCGTGGCGTTCTCGAATGAGTCGCCGGCGGCGTTCAGACGTTGGTCCAGACCGTTCTGGATGTCGCCCGCACGGAACAGGCTCTTGCCTGCGGTGTGCCGGGGTGTGAGGAAGACTGGCTCGCGCTCGGGTTGACCAAGTGCGTTGAGTCTGCCGGTTTCGCGGAAAAGTACGGATTTCATGTTGATGATTCCTTTTTGGGTAAGCTGGGTTTTGGGTTACGGGATCTTGGAAGGTTGGATCTGAACCCGGATGAGCTGACCCGCGGCGCTCGCCTGATCGATCGCCGTGCCAACGGCGAAGTGACCAGAGGTCGCATCGGTCGTGACGAGCGGATCGGCAGAGGCGGTTGCGGCGGTGATGGACACGACAGCGCCGCGGCTGATGGCCGCTGAGCTGAGCATGTACATGTAGCCGCTGGTGACGACGGTGATGATGTCGCCCTTGACGTACAGATTCTTGCGGTCGTTGTACGGAATGACGCCGAAGACGGCGGCATCGGTCGGGCCGGTCTGCACATCGACCAGAATCGCGCCGGACACGCCGGCGAGCAGTTTCACCGCAGAACCCTGCTGGATTGCGGTAGCGGTGGACGACGGCAGGATTTGGGCGCTGACGACGTTCGGTGAAGGAATCAAGTCCACGGCGCCGAGCATCGGCGCTTGGGTGAACTGATTCATGTTTTGAGTTGTGAAGGCCATGGGGAATTATTCCTTTATTTAGTTTCGATGAAGGTGATGGTTTAGTATTTCCCGCGTTTCAGGCCCTCGGCCAACGTGCCGGCGGTCTGGGAAAATCCTTGGTTGAGCGTGCCGCCGGTGGAGGCCGCTTGCTGCAACTTTTCGAAGTCGGCTTTGCCCTTGAGGGCATTGAGGCGCGCGGTCTCGGCCTCGGCCTTGACAGCGTTCTCGCGGGCTTCGTAGGCGGTCTTCAGATCGCCTACCGTGGTCTTCTTGCCATCGGGCAAGACGATCTCGGTCGCGTCGGTGATGGCGTTGGCCCGGCCGGCCTCGGCGGCGAGCTTGGCGTCGGCCTCGTCCTTGGTCTTCTTGGCCGCGGCCGCATCCTGTGCGGTCTTGGCATCGACGAGCGCATTGAGACGAACTTCCTGATCTCCGATCTTGATCACAGTGTCGGCAGGAATTTCGACTTCCTCCGTCACGGGTTTGCCGCCAGCTACGGCCGCGGCGATGGTCTTGATGAATTTGAACATGGTGATTTCTCCGTTGTTGTTGGTGACGGCATTAAGCCGAAAGTCAGATTCCTCGTATCGGGAGCGGCCTGGGCAAAGCGCCAGGTGATGGAATTCAATCCCCGTCAGCTCCTGATTGTATGGGATGTTGTTCCACCGACCGGCCGGGCCCTTGTCGGTGATCTTGTACCCGCAAGAAGGATTGAGCGTCCGCGCCGCCTCACGGCCTTCGTCGGAATCGATCGATCCTTCACAGTAAAACCAGCCTTCGTCCTTGTCGTAGCCGACAGAGTTGATGCGGCCAATCGCGGGTATCGTCGCCGGGTCAAGATTGAGATCGACGTGTCGAATCGTCAGCGGCTTACCAACGAAAGATTGGAGGGCCCGTTCAATCGTACCGCGGCGCAGGCATTCAATGCCCTTGCCTATATCGGAGTAATCGACGGGACCCTCACGGATAAAATCACAGCGGAATGTCTTGCCGTCGGCGGCAACATTCAGACGACCTTCAGCCGGCACGCATCGCGTCGGCTAGCTGGACCGGGCCGGATAAAACCAGCTGGGCCTCAAGACGTGCCAAATATTTTTCGCGGGAGTCGATAGCTGCTTGTAATCCAACACGTTTCTGTTTTGCAAGTGTTAATTCTTTACGAACGGCAGAAATGTCCTGCTGAATGCGGCTGATCTGTTCGGGCGATTGACTGAAAAGTTCAGGCTTCATGCGGCGAGTTCGGCGAGGTTTATCACGGGCCGGGCGACGCAACGGCAGCGATAATCCTCCCCGGGATTGCAATATCGCGACGGCTTTCCCGGCGGGCTGACGTTAGCGCCGGTGCTGAAGCTGAACTTCTTTCCATCCAGCAGGCGATGCGACTGGCGCACGCGTTTATCGTGCGAGGTTGACCAGATATATTCTTTGATTCCGATCTGCCCATATTTGGCCGCGCGGTATTTGCTGACCAGCAGTCCCGTCTCCTGAACGGCTAAGAACTCAGCCTTGCGCTGATCGACGCCAAACTCGGCCTCGATGATCTTGGCCAGGCGATCAGTCCGGCCGCCAAACTCAAATGAGTTTTGCTCAACTTTCTTTCTCAGCTCGGGAATGCGCTCTTGCGCGAAGTCCTTGATCGATAAGTTAAGGTTCCGAGTAAACCCTTCGTCAATAATCGCTCGGGTTTCCGCAGATATCTTAGGAGTGATGCCAACGTCTTCCGGGGTAATGGAGAGGGTTGTTTTATAAAACTGGCGGCCGAGGTCGGCTTCAATCTTGGACAGCACGGCATCGAAGTTCACGTTCGGCGTCGGCATCTCTGTGATGTGAACTTCCATCTGGCGCAGCACTTCCAGCAGGCCATGCGTCACCGTGGCCGAGGTCAGCGCCGCCGTCGCCAGTATGCCGCGCAGCTCAAGCGGGATCATCGACTGTGCGATGCGGAAGGTCCGGGCCCCGCGGTCGAACGTCGCGCCCATCGCTTTCAGTTCTTTGCTGATCGATGCGCTGAACTTGCCGCTGAACACGCCATCGGCGTAATAGATTCGCCCTTCATTCAGCGCCAATTGCAGAGCGGTCGCGGTTGCATTCGTGCGGCCAAACTCGTCGAACTTGATCGCCTGATAACGCGGGTCCATCTTCACGCCGGCCTCAGCCAGCACGATCTGAAGAGGCGCCCACATCGCCTCACGAAACCAAGCGTTGATCTCCCGTTCGACTAGACGGGTGTATTCGTCTTTGTGAATTATTCCCCGCAGGACGTGCTCGCTCATTTTGTGGCCGCTTTCTTTTTGTCCTTTGCTGCGCTGGCCGCCATGTCGGTCTCATGGTCGCGATTCGCCTGCGCTTCATCCGGGTTTTCGCTCAGCGGCGGCTCGGCATCGCGCAAACCAAGTTCGACTTCCGTCTCGTCGCAGTCGCAAAGATCGTTCTTCCGCATCTCCTGCATCGCCTCTTGCGCCGTCGTCAGGCCCAGCTGAAAACGCTGGGTGATGCGGTTTTGCTGGCTCGTCTTCACCGCTTCAGTCTCAACGCCATCGAGGACCGCCAGCGGTATCCATTCGACGCCCAGGTCATCGGGGATCATGCCATGCAACTGCTGGCAGCGCAGTTGACCCGCCTTCTTGATGACTGCTGTGATGTTCGTCCTGAAATTGCGAACAGTGGAATTGTAGTTGTCCAGCGCATCCTTGCCGCTACTGAATCCGCCAGAGCTTTGGCCGAATACTTTGTTGTATGGAATGTTCAGGTAGGCACATAGGTCGATGCGGCTCTGCTCCTGCAACGATGCAATGCCCGGGAAGATCGCCCCCAAGTTCTTCTGCTCATAGTCGTCATCGACATCCATCGTGATCGCGTTCTGAAAGTTCTTTGTCTGGTTGCTCGCCTGGATGCGCGCCATCAGCTGTTGCGTCCCCTTGGCGCTGATCAGCTGCGAATTGAAGCCCTTGATCTTGTACACATCGACCTTCGCTTCGTCGATCAGTTCGAAGATCAGCTTGCGCAACTTCAGGTAGGCGCTGACTGGGGCGATGCTGTCCTCGAGCACGGACATTCCCCAGCCGTTGAGCAGGCGACGAATGCGCGCCGGTGCCTGCGCCCAGACAAAGCGACTGACGCGAGAGCGGTGCAGCGCGTTGCCGTAATACTCATAGGGCGTCGTGCTGCCAAAGTCGTTCGAGTTGTAGGTCGTGAGCGTCAGTTCCCAGCGGTCGGCCGCAATGAAGGTCAGCGGCGCGTCCTGAGCGATAGCATCGGGATTCAGCTGCTTGTTCATCTGCTGCGTCGTGTTGACGATCATCCCTGCGCCGCCGTAGAGCCGTCCCCATTTGCCTACCTGCCGGCAGGCTTCCATGTCAGAATTTGTCAGATCATACCCGGCATTCAGGTTGATCTTTTGGCCCTTCGTTCCGAGGTAGCTGTCTGGGTCACGCGCCTCCTTGAACATGTCGTTCAGGTCTTTCAGTTCCTCGTCATCCAGCTGATCCGATTCGAAGTTCACTCCATCGCCGAAGGCGTCGTCTACGACTTGGTCGACGACCTTGCGCAGCAAGCCCTGGCTCATGTAAGAATAGCTGAGCAGCGTCCAGTTATTCGTGATCGGGAAATAGCTGTTGGCGAGGCTGAGCGTCCCGGGGAGTGACGATTGATCTTGAAACTGGCCGCCCTGTCCTTGGATGCCAAGGCTGGCGTTCAGCGCGAACAGGCCAGAGCCGGGAATTGAGTTGAGCCGCTCGTCCTGATCTTGGCGGATGGTTGCCAGTTCGCTGCGATAATCCCGCACCAACTCAAGCGCCCGATCAAGCACGCGGTCAGATTCCATCGGGCGAACACGCGATGGGATGCGCAAGGCAAGGTCTTGGCTCATGCGCAAGGCATGTATTCACCCTATTGAATTTTCAAGTAAATACATTGCGGGAAGCGCAGCTCTGGTCTTTCCTGCGCCGATGAACAATCGAAATTCGAAGCTAGTTTTCGTCGGGATGCCGACTGTCAATGGCGGGATGAGTGAGCAAACGCGCGTGCTCTGGGATCGGCTGGACCGGCCCATCGGTGAATATACCTTCGTGAAGTGGAAGGTCACGGGCTGCGGGCTGGGCCGAGCGCGAAACATTCTTGTGCATCATGCGCTGAAAAGCGAAGCGGCGACGATGATCATGATCGACGGCGATATCGTGGCGGATGAGTCGCACATTGAACGGCTGCTGGCCCATCCCCAGAAGATCGTCGGCGCAATCTATCCCCGGAAGGAATTGGCCTGGCCGACACGCTGGGTGTTTAATCCGGGACCACGCAAGGATGACAATGGATTGCTGGAGGTCGTAGAAACCGGGATGGGATTAATTAAAATAGATATTTCAGCGATTGAGTTAATTATCGACGATCACATGTGCGACGCTTTCCTTTCCGATGAGCCAGACGACAAGCTGGCTGTGATGGCTGATTTATTCAGCGATAGTGTCGTCAATGATCATTGGCTTCCAGATCGCGGAGCATTTGATCGTAAACTGTCCGAGGATTATTACTTCTGCTGGCTTGCCCGTCACTGCGATATACATGTCTTGGTCGACCTGCGCTGCCAGGTCGGACATGTCGGCACCGTTGACTTCCTCGAAGTCGCCCGCCTTATCCAAGCGGCAAAGATGGGGAAGCAAACTTGATCCCGCGCTTGATGTAAAAATTGTAGGCGCAGACGAGATTGTGGATATTGCCTAAGTTTTTCTCCCGCCCGATCTGCCATCGGCTCATGTGCTCGGTGTGCCAGCAGACATCATCGCAGCAGGCCGGTGAGGTTATGAAGTGCGTTACCTCGCCTTCGGTCGTGATCTTGTGGCCAACCGCTTTTTCATGCATGAGCGTCCGAAGGACCGTGTCCCAGGCTTCCCGGGCAATCAGCATCTCAGGCATCTCCTCCCGGTGATCTATCCACCATTGCGGCGTCATGGCGAAGGCGTCGAACCCGCCTGTAGTGCGGCAGTTCTTGACCGATCGATATAGCCGGTGCGGCTGTGGTTCGATGTTCCTCCGCGGGCAGGCGCAGGCGCCGCGGCCTCGAGCAATGCCAGCAATGATCCGCTCTGGTGCGTGCGTAGTCAGCCCGTTGTCGCGGTTGATGTAGAGAATGATATCCTCTGGCATGGCCCGGCGAAAGGCCGCGTCGATGACTTGGCGAGCGAACGGGACGCCCGCAGGGGTGTCTGGCGCGTCGACCGCGTCGACCGGGCATGGGATGACCTGCCCCGTGCCAAACAAATGCTGCCATGAGAACCAAGCGGCTTCGAATCGTGCGGCCTCACCTTCATCCTTCGGAGCCATGTCTGACCAGCAAAGGATAATCCGAGGATCCATCGCCGGCGGTTTGTGCTGCGATTGCATCCGTGCCATGTCGTAGCCGATTGTAAGCGTCGCCTGCTGGCTGCTCTCTTCGGCTTTGATCGTTCCGCTGCCATCGTGGTAGCCGTAGCAGCTCAACGGTTCGTCGATGTATAGGAAGGTCTCAAAGCGTCCGATGTGCCGCAGGTAGACCAGTATTTCAGTCCCCAGCAGCATTCCAGGGTGATGAAGGCAGGCATTGTGCGTCAGCGTCTGCTCTGCCTCTTTGCAGGCGGCGATAACCACGTCGCGATTGAGAATGCTCACGACCGGGGAAAGCGATAGCCGCCCCATTTGGCCAACGATGGCCAGCAAATCATCCGCCGGGTAGATGTTGCTCGGCTTATGCCAGTAAGGGCAGGGCTTGCGCCGGCCGTCGTCGAATAGGTGGTCGGCCTGCCAAGTGACCCAGCCGACTTGACCAAGGACCGCGCCAACGCCATCGGCTATCCGGCGGCCGAGCTCAGGCAAGAGCGTGTCATCATCGTGCAGGATGATGATGTGATCGGTCCGGGCTTGGTAGGCCGCAAGCAGCCAGGTCGCATTGCATCCGATGTCGTGCCAGACGAACGACACGTCATAGCTCAGCCAGTCGTGATCGTGCTTGGCAATGATCTCCATGACTTCGGTCGTTGCGCAGACGGCGGCGATTGTGACTCGGCGGATGCCGGTGTCCCGGACTGACTGAAGCGCGCGGTCAAGGTGCCAGCTGCGCTTGAATGAGGTAATGCAGACGGTTACGTTTTCGAGGTAGTTCATGGGGTTAATGGCCGGGCCGCGGTTGGGCGCCCAGCAAGTCGAGGATTGAGAGAGGCTGACCAAGTAAGATTGCCACGCCATCGGCTAAGGTGTCAACCCGATCGTCGTGAGCGTGCGTCATGTCCGGCTTGAATTCCGCGCACTCCTGAATCACGCCGTGCACCCAATGCGTTGATTCGACCTTCGTCGGCGCCGGCAGGTAGACGAGGCCGGTCTCGATGTACGGCAGAATCGCCTGCACGCGCCGTACCTTGTCGATGTCGCGCTCTATGCCCTCGGCTGGTATGCCCAGGGCCAGTAGCTGTTGCAACAGGCCACTGCCGGCCGCTTTCTCTTCGATGACCATGCGCAGGCTGAAGCGCGGAAAGTCGGCTTGGGTCTTATTGAAGAAAAGCGATGCGACGGTCAGCAGTTCCGGGCTTTCCCATTTCCCCCATGACTGGTCAATCAGGTAGGCCCGGCGGTTGGCCAAGCCCCATAGTTGCAGGCAGGAATTGTCGTTCAGTTCCTTCGCCTTCATCGCCGTGTCGACGGTTATGACCAGCTGTTCCCATTCGATGACCTTAGCTTCCTCGGGGTCGTAATATTCAAAATCGTCGGTCTGGAT